AGCGATGAACCTACAGAGGCAGATGGAGTGCTATTCTGCCAAAACTTATATGGTGGTGGCACTTGGCGCAAGACCAGTTATAACGGAACAATTCGCAAGAACTTCGCAGGTCCTGGTTATAGTTATGATGTCATCCGTGATGCATTCATAGCACCTAAACCTTACCCAAGTTGGCTGTTAGATGAGGCCACCTGTCGCTGGCGTGCGCCTGTTGATCAACCCACAGAACCTGGACTATGGCACTGGGATGAGATTACTCAGACCTGGGTCAACCTAGATTAATGTTTGCCTGGGAGAAATGGGACATGGCCACACAAGCAGAACGCATAGGTATTCTTGAAACCAAAGTTGATGACCTCAGAGAGGACGTCAAAGAACTTCACGACTGCCTAGACAAAACTCGTGACACACTTACTGAAAAACTTGATGAGATGTATGCTGCCAGTTGTAGTCAACACGCTGCCTTGGCCAAAGAACTGGGCGACATTAAAAAGTTCAAAGACAAGTGGACTTACATTGGCTTTGGTGCCCTAGCCGTTGCAGGTTGGGTCTCTGGTCACTTAGACTTGTTGTCCAAAATACTAAATTGAAACTATCCAAACTGATAATTATCAGTGATGGAACCTAGACTATTCAAAGAAAAATTACAGCCAATTGGCTACCTAAAGCGTAAGTGGGGTGGCAGTGTTGAGCCCGGACACTGGGAAGAACTTGTCCTAAAACTATTCCCACGAAACGCCAAATGCCCGCCTTGCACTGAAGTAGAGTTTGTTCGCAAAGGCCGTAAGTGGTCACGCAAATGTCTCGTTTGCGGCGAAAAAACGCAGGTTTCTAAAGTGATCACTAAATAATAGCGTGAGGGGTTTTCATGTTTAATTGTTGCCAAACGAAAAACTCCGTCCTTGATCTGACCAACTCCTCTCACACTTGTCCCCTGTTATAATTTTCTTATTAGTTAGCAAGGCTGATAATCATATTAGGACAAGTTCAGATTCGCAATGAATCGGAAAAACCCGGACCCTATGCCGGGTTTTTCTTTGGCTATAATTTCCCACATAATATTTGGTTTTATGTTATACTTGTATAAATACCTATGAGATTAGTTTGGCAACTAAAAATAAACATGAAACATGAATACATATCAACCCAATTTTAATAATCCTCGCGTTATAAATCGTGCAACATTAGCCCTTGGCTTTGTCTGCGGAGTTATGAGTGAAACTAAGAGTCGCTCTTGGTCATCAAGATATATAGATACCTATTTAGGAAATAGTAGAAATGACTTATCTAAGTGGTTGCGTAAGACCTTACTGATTTGCACAGATGAGTTTTATAGATACAACTCCAAAGAGAACAAGTGTAAAGAGTACATATTAAATGCAGAAGGAGTGAGATTCCTTAGAGAGGCATTGAAATTAAACAATATAATAATATACCCTAGTGTAGTGAAAGTCGCTCACCAAGATCATAAACAAGAACTTGATACTGGTAATTTTACTTACAACGACAAATCAAATCGTCTCTGGCATCCTCTACAGCGATATCGCAAAGAATACAGAACACAAATTCTAGCAGATTCTGGCTACCTCTATGACTATGATATTGAATGTAGTGCCCCCACACTTATTCATCAATATGCTCAACAACTGGGCATGGATGAATACCTCTTTGCCCTACGCAGATATCTTAATGATAGAACTGAGGTCAGAGATCAAATATCTCGTGAAATTGAATTAGATTCAGATGCAGTTAAAGAGATCATCAATGCCTTGTTTGCAGGTGCACCTATTACTACTAGAAAGGAATCGGATATCTATCATATCTTAAATGGAGATCTATCTCGTATTGAATATCTCAAACAAAATGAATTCCTTAAAGAACTAGTCAGTGATATTAAAACTTGTTGGAGTTATATCACTCCTCATATGTCGAGAAGACGAAATAGTACTACTAATAGGTTAATTAAAATCAACTGCAAACAAAAGTGGAATGTTTACTTTGAACTTGAGAGAGTTGTCTTAAATTCAGTGAGGACTTACTTAGATCTGAGATCTATAAAGTATTTCTTAATACACGATGGATGGACTTGTAATAGAGAGATAGATAGAGAAGATTTGGGGAAATATATTAGAGAACAAACTGGATATGAGATTAAGTTTGAATACAAAGAAATTAGCATATAATATTATACCCTAGTGTAGTGAAAGTCAGTGGACTATTTTAACATAGACTAAATCCAAAATAATCATTATAATAACTTATGAGCAACTATAATCAACAATTTACAGAACAAATGGCTGAATGGTCTAAAACTCGTAATGGACCACCGCCTATATATGATTCTGCGATAGCAGAGCTTCCTCAACCTAAAAGATATTTTAATTTAGTTGAAGCTATCACTGAGCTTGCCAATACAAATCCAGCATTAGCCACTTGGATATATGAATACTGGAGTTTAAAACAGGATGTTAGATATAAACATAGAGAGGAAAAAGCAGAACTACTATGAATTATACAGAAAAAGAAACAAAAGATTGGAAGATTGGAATGAGAAAAAGGGGTATTCGAGCCCCTAAGCGTAGACCTGAACATCTTCCTAGTCCTATATTAGTAGTCAATGTCATCACTGGTGAATACAAAGAAGTTAAGCCAGTGCCTATAAAAACTAAAATTAAAACTAAAAAACGTGGCGGTAAAAAACGAATAAGATAGTATCATAACCAGCTGGTTTTTCCTAATCTACTTAAATAGTAGTAAGGAGAAACAAAATGGCAGTTACATTAAAATCAAGTCACTTGGAAGATTTAATAGATATTACACAAAGCATCTATAATTATAAGTCAAAGGCATTAAGAAAATCAACTTGGCATAAGTTCGAAACAGAGTACTTGCCTAGTCTAATAGAACAATTAAAAAACAATGAATTCAAATGTCATCGCCCAGATGATTCAACCTTTACTTGGATTATTGATCAAATATGTCATTCAAGAAAGTTAGTTGAAGGAGTTCCTCATAATGAAGGCATACCTTTATGCGATACAGCACTTGGGCAACGGGCTTTAGATATTTGCCGTAATGCCACTCGAGGACAAAAACATTATGATAGTTGGGCTAGTCAAAATAAGTTTAATGACCTGTTTCAGTAATAACAGGTTTATAAAACAGCTTATATAAATAACAGTCAAGGAGAACAACAATGGCAAACAAACTTCCACCATATTTCTATCAGTATAGATTTATGAAAGATGCTACACAAAACCCTAACCATCCAGATTATCCTAAGTATGGAGCCTTGGGCATTACCTGCGCTTGGGGATCAAGACAATACAAAGATTTCTATCGTTGGTTGATCGCTACATTAGGTGAGCGTCCCGGCACTGGCCGTGAATATGTATTGGGTCGCAAAGACAAGCGCGGTAACTTCGAACCGGGCAACCTAGAATGGCAGACCGTATTAAAGCGTTCAAGAACCAACCATAAACAAAACGTCTATGCAACCTATCGCAAGCAGACTAAAACATTGATCCAATGGAGTGAAGATTTAAATATTCCCTACTACACACTCCGTAGAAGATATGCAATTGGATTTGATATTAAAGAAATAGTCAAGGAGTTCAGATAATGGGCACTCCTAGAGTCTATGTCAGCGACTTCGACAACGAACGCAGAATAGCCTATGTCAGAGCCAAGGCTCAGTGCAATTTCAGAAATGAACAATGGGATTTGACCTGGGAAGACTTTCAAGCCTTTTGGCGCACACGTCGTCGTTGGGCTCAGAGAGGACGTCATCGTGATGATCTCGTGCTAACTAGATTTGATTGGAACAAAAGTTGGAATCGAGATAACTGCTGTATCATAACCAGAGATGCCAGTCTTAAAGCCAACATAGCCAAACGCTGGAACAAGCCAGCAGATAAATTTTTTCGAGGAGCTATTTGGTATGAACCCCTTTGATGATCTACCCAACCCTATGGATCGTCTTGAAGAAGCAGAGATTATCCTAAGTGGACACGCAGTCTGTCTTGAGAATGTCACTGAACAACAAAGACATCACGCAGTCATGCTCGAACAAATGAGTGAATATCTAGTTGAACTCACTCGTGCCCTAAACAGCCAACATAAACTTATTATGAGTCAAGGTAGAACTATTAGAAAGTTAGAAAATGAAAACAGCAAATAAATTAAAGCCTACACTATTAGAAAATCCTCTAGCACCACAGGGCTATCAGGTCCGTGTTGAATTCAGTAATGGCCGTTGGGCTGAACTAAACTTCAGTGAAAAAATTTGGGCTCAGATGGAGTTCAACCGTATCCGTGCTCAAGGTATCTACTGCGATTCGTGGATTGTAAATGCAGAAATAAAGGAACTATAAAATGAAAAAACGTCAAGGAAAATTATGGAGAACCACTGGCTATCGTTTACTCAGTGGACGCATTCATGGAGAAGGTAGACATAGAATCAGTACTAAGACACCTAGTCCACTATTAATGAGTTTGATAGCCATGACCATGCCTGTTGAACAAGAATTTAAACCCTACGTGAGTAATCCGTTAAATGCAGTCCAACCAATCACCATGCGTTGAAGTGGATTGGTTATGGGTATGCGAGACTCATATGCACACCCATAATGTTCTACACACTGATCTCAAACCGGGCGACTACCGCCACGACAATGTCCGTTTGGGATATTGGATTAAAAACCCAAGCCCCACTGCTACAATTTTGGGCTTGCGTGGGTGCCGTTTTTTAAAGCGTTTTGGACAAACAAATTGGTAAAACTCATACTAGCAAGTTTGGAGTTTTGAGCCCAGAATTCGCTGGGCTTTTTTACGGTATTTTGGCAGTGCCAGGGGTGTTGTAAAAAAGCCACAAATAACCCTACTGCTAAAATGGGGTTGACAAAGTGGTAAAACCGCTGTATAATCACTACATAGACAGCAAAAAGCACACCGCAAAATCAGTTGTTTATAATTGGAGTTTATTATGTCTAAAGTAATTATTAGTCGTAAAACAGTAAAAAAAGTAGCCGCTTCTATTAAACAACTCAAACAAAATCCAGTTAAAAAACAATCACATCCAAATGATAATAAGACTTGGGCTGAATTGTTTGATTTAACCCCAGCTGAATAAGGAGCATATTATGACAGAAGCAGAATATAAATTGGCAGAAGATAATGCTGACTTACATAGTTGGGTTATTATCTCAACTGATTTAAGTGATAATATTGATATTAAACATAATCCGTTTTATTATCAAGCCCGTGCTGTAATCACTTCAGTTGATCCTGAATATCCTGAATATCCAGAATGCGAATCTGAACAAGAGACTATTAAACGTCATATAGATTTTATTATAGAACAATGTAATAAAAATTGGGGTCTAAATTGGGAAGTTGCCAAAATTGTAAATCTCTTATTCCCTGAAGAGACTATCTATCGCAAATTATTAAAACAACGTCAAATTGACGCTGACCAAGTTGTTGCATAAAAACAACTACATAATCTGGTAAAACTGGTACTTGACAAGAGTGTCAGTTCCTGCTATACTATATTTTTAACACACACGCTCACAGAGCAGATTGGATAGTAAAATGGCCAAGCATACATTCACAATGTTCAAGTATGATGATAATGACCAAAAAATTGCAGGTCAGTTATTTCAATTTAAGACTAGTAAAACTTATGCAGTTGAGCGTATGAATTTACAAGGTTTAAATTCTTCCGAATCTATTACAGAATTCTATGTCACTTCAGAAGTAGAGACTAAATTCCGTAAAAAGAAAACTGATCAATGGCAATCTCTCAATGATTTCTGGACTATGGATAGAATGTTTGCCCATAGTTGCCCACACTGGGAAAGAAAGAGTGTAAGCGTTTCAATTGGTGTTGGGTTACGCGGTGATAGCATTGATAAAAAAGATCATAATCCAATTATCCAAAAATTAGTGACTTTGTCTACTTGGTTTGACAACAAATACAAGAGTCAAGCAGATGGTATCGCTACTCAAATAGTCAGTGATGGTTATAATGAGACTGCCCAGCAAATTAGTGCTGAATGGAATGATAATTGTATTACTAATGGTATAGTTGAAGAAAATCCATTAAAAAATGGTATTGGTATCTTTATGGCTTTAAGCAATCATCTTGAACAAAAGGGGTCTGTCCGTAATAAAGAAATCTTGGATATGTTTGCCAAAGTTAAAGTCTAAAATGGTAAAACTGGCGCTTGACAAGAGTACCAGTTTCTGCTATAATATATACTTGTTCAACAGCGTTATACAGAAAGGCGCATTATGTTCAAAATTGGTGATAAGGTAAGTTGGCAATGCCGCAACAAATACCGTAGTAATCCTCGTGCTCAACCCAGTTTCCTTATGTATAAGGGTGTCATTGAACACTTCACTCCAGATGTAAAGAATCCAGGTAATCCTTTGCCCGTGGCTAAATTCAAATACTGCGGTAGAGATGAGAATGGCAGAGATGTTACCAAAGAAGCATATCAGATATTCCGCCTCTTAAAGAATGGCAAATACATTCCCCAACACGAAGACAAGGATGATCCAAAAGGTCGCTTGTATTTAGAAATGGTTTATGAAGAAGAATTGGAGACAGTATAATGACACTCGCCCAGCAACTTCCACGTGGCTTGTCTGAAGATGAAGTATTAGCCCAAGGTTTCAAGCTCTTGTCAGAGCAATTAGGGCTAAAAGCCGCCCGTTATTATTTTTATTATGACGAAGACTACCCCAGTGATTTTGTCAGTGAATATTTCAACTTAAATAATTTGGAGACTGCGTAATGAAAGAAATATTTAAAACCAAAGCCGTTGAATTTGCCAAAACTTATCAAGATTGGGATGATTTGACTGTTGATAAAATACGGTATCGTGCTGATATTGAAAGAGATCCAGATGACAAAGACTACACTTATGTAATCTTTTATTTGCGAAAAAACTATCCAAAACATCAACATTATGTAATCACTGTTAAAGATGATGAGGTAGTTGATTATGAAGATCGCAGTGATTGGGAGACCGTATAATGTTCTTAACACAGGAACAAGCCAGTGAGATGAGTTTAGAAGACTGCCAAAGTCATCTCAAGAAACTGGCTCGCAACTATAAACTTGAAAAGCCCTTGTTAGAAAACTGGGAAACGCTATGGCCCATAACAGATGAACTGGCTAATACTATCTTGTATTTGGAAGACCGTGTCAAGGCCTTTGAACTAGCTGAAACAGTGAAACGAGCTAATGATGCTCGTTGGGGCCGTACTGGAGTTGAAGAATGAAATACTTGTTCATAGTGTTGGCTCTCACAGGATGCGCCCAGTCTGGATATTCTGCAAGTGCCAAACCCACAGAAACCCAGTATGTCCGAGATGTTAATGGTAGGACAGTATATAGAATCACTGACGGCAACGTCTATAATACCAGCGGACAGAGAGTTGCAAGAATTGGTAAAAAATGAGGTTGACATTGTAGTAGAACCAGTGTATAATTAACACATAGACAGCAATAGTGCAGTTTATAAGACCGTGAAGACGCTTTGGGTCACATATTGTAACAGCGTCCAATTTGGAGATATATTATGGCTACACACGCCCTCAAAAAAACATTGGCATCAACTAACGGCCAATTTGGAGTTCCCCCTTTCTCAGATTATTTCGGACAAAGCCACCAAGGTTATCACCTGCAGGGCAAAGAGTATCGAGACTTATTTGTAGACTCTGTTGCAGACTTTTTCCGTCGTTTCAAACACCATCTTTATATCGCCGGACAACCTGGCGTAGGTAAGACTTGGACTGTTGAATCTTTTGCCAAACAAAACACGAATATGATATTTCTGCCTATCAAGCAGGCAATGACACCTTGGGCTTTTATGAAAGCCATGGCAGTGGCTCGCTATACTGCAATCAAGACTAAAAAGAGATTGGTTGTTTACATTGACGACTTTAACGCAATCTTTAAAGCCAACAGTGAATTCTTGGATATGTTCAAGAACGCCATGGACAAGAAGTCTGGTGATAAGATTGAATACAATAAGAGTTTAGGTGCTCAGTATGATCAGGCCGATGAACTTGAAAAGATTGCCATTGACTACTTTATTGACCTTGCCCCAGAACGCACCGGATTTGTAGTGCCATTCAATGGCGAAGTAAAATTTATCTTTACAATGAACACACCCTTGCCTGGTGCCGCAGAGCTAGCTCGTGAAAAAGTTGGCAGTGATCGTTGGATTAAGTTGAATAACCGTAGTGCCATTCGTAGTCGTGTAAACTATGAAGACTTGGTCATGGACAAGCACGTCTATTGGGGTTGGATCGCTGATGTATTATGGCATGAACCTGGTATCGCAGTAGGCAGCACTCCAGACCAAAAGTTTGAAATGCTACTCTGGCTTTGGGATAATTGGACTACGGTCAGTGAACACAGTCTTCGATTCATTGAAGAAAAGTTATGGGACATTATGGAACAATATCCTAAGCCCAGTCAATATCGTGCTCGTTGGGAAAAGTTGAAAGGTTAATCATGACTAATAAAACTCCAGAAGAATTGGCACTTGACGCCTACATAGCTGGCTTGAATGAGAAAAAGTTAAAGGTCAGTGATAATAGGATTATTGCGTTTGATAATCGTTCAAGCAATTTAAATTGGAAAAAGTCTCAAAGAGAAGCAGATGAAAAAAGAAAAGAATTTGGAAATAGCAATGAATGGAAAGAATACACTCGCCAATTAAATCAACGAGAAGAATGGAAACATAATAATAAAATTGCAAATCAAAATAGGAATTTAAATCCTACAAATGTTCTTGCATATCAAAAAGGTATGGAAAAAAGATCTAAAAATGAAAATTGGAAAAATAATGTTAAAAATGCCTCTCAAAATAGAGATGAGTCTTGGCTTAATAATTTAAGAAAAACAAAATCTTTATCAGGAACACCTATTATAACTCCAGAGGGTCCTTTCCTTAAATTCACTGATGGTGTTAAATTTTATATGCCAATATGGAATTTAAAACGAGGCGGTGCTGACTACAGATTAAGAAAGCTATTAGATGATAATAATGAATTAAACTATTACAGGATTTCATTAGAAGAATATATCCTGCTAACAGGTAAAGAAGTTTAAACTCCCATTAAGAGGAGGTTTGGCCCACTATACTCAGGTATCAGTGGGCTTTTTTACGGCTATTGTTAAATAGTGGTATGGAAGATAATAACGATATTCCCACCACCAAGCGTAAGACACGCAAGACTGCCACTATAGAAGTAGAAGGCGTAGTAGTGGGCAGAGATAAAAAGGTAGTGCCACCTCGTGACGTTGAACGTCTAGCACAGATGGGTTGCAAGGACAGTGAGATTGCAGATTGGTTTGGCGTAGATGAGAATACCTTACGCTACAATTTTAGCGTAGAACTTCTAAAAGGCAAACTTGCGCTAAATCAGAGTTTACGTCAAGCACAGATTAGATTAGCACTCAGCGGCAATGCTACTATGCTGATATGGTTAGGCAAGAACATTCTCGGACAAAGTGAAAGTCCGCTGGACAGTGAAGCCAATGCTCCTCTACCTTGGTCAGATGACGAGTAATGCCTCTAAGTAATCCACAGCAATTAATTGTAAATGCCAAGCAGAGATTTCGCGTAGTCATTGCCGGACGTAGATTTGGCAAGACACACTTGGCTATTAGAGAATTATGTTTTCATGCTAAAGATCCTGATAAAGAAGTATGGGCTGTTTACCCTACATATAAGCAAGCTCGCATGGTAGTTTTTAAAAAACTACGCAAGAAGCTTATGGATCTTAAATGGGTTAAAAAGATTAATGAAACTAATCTCAGCTTTGAACTTAAGAACGGTTCAACAATTAGTCTTAAAGGTGCGGACAATTACGATAGTTTACGTGGAGTAGGCTTAGATTTTTTAGTCATGGATGAATTCGCTGACATAGATCAAGAAGCATGGTATGAAACACTGCGTCCTACCCTAGCAGACAAGCAAGGTAAAGCTCTGTTTATAGGCACACCCAAAGGCATGAACTGGGCTCATGATCTGTATACAATGGGCGATCAATATCCTGAAGAGTGGGCCAGCTTTCAGTTTACTACAGAGGACGGTGGCAATGTCCCTTTAGAAGAAATAGAAGCCGCAAAGCGCACACTTGACATCAGAACTTATAACCAAGAATTTAGAGCAACTTTTGAAACATTCAGTGGTAGAGTGTTCTATGCCTTTGATCGTAAATATAATCTTAAAAGTTGGGAAGGTGACTTACCTAAAGAAATACACATAGGCATGGACTTTAACATAGATCCAATGTCAGCAGTGATAGCTGTTAGACAAGGTAACACGCTACACGTCATAGATGAGATAAAAATATATGGAAGTAATACAGATGAAATGGTTGACGAAATTAAAACTAGATATGCTCAGATGGCAGTTACAGTCTATCCAGACCCGGCAGGCAAAGCTGGAAGCACTAAGGCAGGAGGTCGCACAGACCATAGTATCCTTAGAACAGCAGGATTCACAGTAAAAGCACCGCACAGTCATAATGCTATTAGAGATGGAATCAATGCTGTAAATGCTAAACTACGCAGTTCTAATGGTATAACTACCTTATTCATAGACCCCCGGTGTAAATATGCTATCGAGTGTCTTGAGAAGCATACCTACAAAGAAGGAACTTCAATACCCTCTAAAGATGAAGGTTGGGACCACTTTAATGACGCATTAAGATATATGGTGGACTATCTTCATCCAATAAGACAACCAACAACTCCTTTGCCAGTAAGGCATTGGACGCATAAAATAGGATAACATAATGGCCAATCAGACCTTACTTGACGACTACACAGCACTTAATTCAACGCACTGGCTCTACACACGCAACCGTGATAGATGGCAGTTCTTATATGAAAGTTATGTAGGAGGCGAAGAGTATCGCCGCAGTGGACACCTTACTCGTTATAATTTAGAAACACAGGGCGAATACAATGCTCGCCTGCAGAACACTCCCTTAGATAACCACTGCCAAAGTGTTATTGGAACTTATATCAGTTTCTTATTCCGTGAAGAACCAGAGCGTGAGTTTTATACTTGGCAAGGGCAGGCAGATGTTGAAGACTTTCTCAATGATGCCAACTTAGAAGGTCAGAGCTTCGACAGCTTTATGAAGCAGACATCCAGCTGGAGTTCAGTGTTCGGACACTGTTGGGTCATTATGACTAAACCTAATCTAGGTGCAGTAAGTCTAGGACAAGAGTTAGACATGGGTGTTCGCCCGTATGTTAATCTATGTTCTCCATTAGTTGTCAGTGACTGGCGTTGGGAACGTCAGCCAGGTGGCCGCTATGAATTAACATACTTTAAATATGTTGAAGAAGTCATTGACCAAACCACAGTAGTTCGTGAGTGGACTCGTGAAACAATTAAAACTTGGGTCATGGATGATGTCAAGAAAGAAGCATACCTAGAAGTTGAAGAAGTTAATCAACTAGGCAAGATTCCAGCTATCTTAGTTTATAATCAGCGTGGCATCAGCAAGGACATTGGCGTTAGTGACATCACAGACATCGCTGACCTGCAAAGACAGATCTACAACCTAACATCTGAGAATGAACAAGCAATTAGAATGGATGGACATCCTAGTTTAGTTGTTCCACCAACTGCACAGTTAGGTTCAGGTGCTGGTGCAATTATTCAACTGCAAGAAGGCAGTGACCCCGGACTTAACCCCTACTACCTAGAACACGGTGGACAAGGTGTTAGCAGTATTCACTCAAGTATAGACAAGTTAGTTGAAGCTATTGACCGTATTAGCTTTACAGGTGGAGTGCGTGCCACAGCAACTAGAACAATGTCAGGCATAGCTATGGAAACAGAGTTTCAATTGTTAAATGCTAAACTGGCTGAGAAGGCTGACAATATGCAGTTAGCTGAAGAACAAATATGGAAGATGTTTGGCCTATATCAAGGTCGTGAATGGGAAGGTGAAGTTGAATACCCAAGTAGCTTCAACATCCGTGATACACAGCGTGAGTTTACTCAACTAGGTCAGGCTAGAAGTGCCAGCACCAATCCCAAAGTATGGAACATCATTGACGGTAAGATAGTTGAACTATTAGGTGAAGATCCTGAAGTTCTATTTGCCACAGATATGTTGGCTGGTCAAGAACCCTTACCACCACAGCCAGTATTTGAACCTCACATAATGTTAGACCCAATAACAGGTGAGGAGTTCATAGCCCGCACAGAGCAAGAGCACTTAGAATATGCGGCTCTTGGTTATGTTCACAAAGAGGAAGACTAATATGCCATTGAAGAAAGGTTATGGTGAAAAGACCATTGCAAAAAATATCAAGACTGAAATTAAATCAGGCAGACCACAGAGTCAAGCAGTGGCGATCGCCTTGAGTGTAGCCCGCAAGGCAGCACCTAAAGATCAGAAATATCGTTTCACTAAAAAAGGATAACACTATGAACAACCCACTACCAGTTCGCGGAATGAGAACTAAAAAGAATAAAGACAAGAAACCACCTAAAAGGTAAGCGTTTTAACTTGTTCTTATAAATAGAAACACGGGAAGGACCTACCCCTTCCCACCAATCACACTCTGAAAGGGAGGCAAAGGCGACGATGTCCGAAAATACATTGGCAAACGATGACACTGGGTCATTAGATAACAACAACCAGGTAACTGAGAAAACCTATACACAGAAAGAAGTAGATGACATGATGGCACGCACTAAAAGTGCAATCCAAAAGAAAGTCACTTCAAAGTATGAAGACCTAGGGGATCCAGAAGAGCTGAGACAACTTAAAGCAGACTATGAAGCACGCAAGCTAGAGGAATCTAAGAAGCGTGGTGAATTTGATAAAATCATCTCTGAGTTGGCTCAAAAGAAAGACGAAGAAATTCGTAAACGTGATGAGATTATAAAAAGTTATACTGTTGATCTACCATTGGTCAATGCTGCCGCACAATACGGCTCAGTGAACCCTAAACAGGTTCAAGCATTATTAAAGCCCAATCTTAGATTAAATGACAGTGGTGAAGTAGAAGTTCTCGATGACAAAGGCACCGTTCGTTATTCTGACAAAGGCCAACCTTTCCGAGTTGAAGATTTAGTCAAAGAGTTCTTAGATACTAATCCACACTTTAAGTCAGCAGGTCCAACGACCACGCAGACCAAGAGTAATGTTAGTCAGTCACGTGAAAAGTTAGACATAACAAAATTGAATATGTCAAACCCTGCTGATAGAAAATTATATGCGGAGTTCCGCAAGTCTTCAGGGTTAGCCTAAAATACTATTAAGGAGAATTTATAATGGCTGGATCTACTACCGTAACATTAAATGACCTGTTACCTACAATCGTTCAAGAAGCATTGTTCGTGGCAAACGAGCGCAGTATCATGCGTGGACTCGTTAAAAATTATACCCTAGCACCTGCTCAGGGTAAGACAATCCAAGTTCCGATTTACCCAGTGCAAACTGCGGCTAGCGTAACTGAGGGTGATGAAGTTTCTAACACAGCAGTTTCTACAGACGTAGCAACATTCACAGTTGGTCAAGTTGGCCTACGCACATTGGTTACAGACATGGCTCTAAACGCCTCTGCCTCTAATGTTGTAGCTGACCTAGGTCAACTATTTGGTAACGCTATCGCTAAGAAAATTGACCAAGACTTGATGGGCAAGTTTGAATCTTTCACTACTAACGTGATCGGTTCTAGCTCTACTACTATCACTGCTGCTCTAGTAATGCAAGGTTTGACCAAGTTGAAGAACTCTGGTGTTCCAACTGACGGTATTGCCTGCGTTCTACACCCAAGCATTGCCTATGACCTTAAGGCTGCATTGACAGCACAAGGTAACGCTGCCTTCACTGGTGGTGCCTATGGTGATGTTGCCAACGAAGCTATGAGAATGGGTTATGTTGGAACATTGTTTGGTATGCAAATCTTTGAAAGCGCCAACGTTCCATTGATTACCAGCGGTTTAGCTGGTGACTACAGTGGTGCTATTTTCCATCGTGATGCTCTAGGCTTTGGTTTAATGCGTGACATTCAGATCGAAACACAGCGTCGTGCCTCTTATCTAGGCACTGACATTGTTGCCAGTGCTATGTATGGCACAGGCGTGATCTATGAACAATACGGTGTATTGGCTAGCTTCGACTCTACAATCTAATTAGGAGACTTCAATGGCTTTCATTAACCCAGGACAAACAGGTGTTATAGCGTTTGCGGAATACTCAGACGTGACCAGCACTGACCAAAGGCTATTTGAGGCCAATGAAGGAATAGCTGACCAAACTATGGTTGAGGATCTAACAGAAAAGGCCACAAGCCGTATTCTGCAATTGATCCGCAACACTAGTTGGTGGAAGCATTATTATCTCATAGAAGCCAGTGAGGCTCAAAGACTGGCAACAAACACTCGAAGCACTCCTGATGTTCCGCTTCCTGACCCTGATTTAATTCTAGGTCGTCAAGCGGATTTTACTGACCTCTGCGTGTATTTTACTCTGTATGAATATTTGTTACCTAAGGTAGCAGACTTTTCAGCACAGGATAATGCAGAAGTAGTGAAGATTGGCGTGTATAGAACCAAGTTTGATGTCTTGTTTAGAGAGCTGATCGATGATGGAACTTGGTATGATTTCGACGCTAGTGGCACAGTCACTGAACTTGAGAAACTACCAACCAGAACTAATCTAGTGAGAGTTAGATAATGAGAACTGAACTGTTATCAGCGATAACCACAGCTATAAGCACACTTACCCAGTTTGCCGTTAGCCAGGAGTTACCTTGGGAGCAGAACGGAACTCCTCTGTATCGTAAGAACATGAAGAAGGTCTATGTTGACAACGCTCGCGTTGAACAAACAACATTGATTCCCACTCTTAACGGTGGCGAAGTATTTCAGAATGATCTTATCTCAGAAGTTTATCTAGCAGTAGACGCAAAGAACCCACCAAGTCAGTTAGACTCTGCAATTACAAAGATTCTAGGGACGAAGTCAACAATCAACGTGGTCAACT